TTCATGACATCATAATCACACATCAAATTAGAATCTCCAAAGTCTGGTATCAACAATTGATGTGTAAGTTCATTAGCTACAGTTTTCCATAAAGGAACTAGCTTTTGTTCAGTAAAAAATTCTCTTAATTCTGCAGTGTTATTATAAGTTGCAGCATCTAAACCAGCACCTAGACCAGCTAATATTGCTGGAACACCTAATACAGCAGAAACTCTTTCTTCTGGTAATCTTCTTAATTCTTGTAATCTCATTTGGTCTGGTGAGAAAGAAACAACTTCTACAGCCATTGAGCCAGATAAAACCATTGGAGAACCTCTATTAGCTCCACCAAATTTTTGTTTATAGGATTGAGCTATAGCTTCAGCTTCTTCTCTAGTAGGACCACCCATAGCATCATTTCTTGGAGAGAGAACTACGCCAGGAACTGCTAAGTTTGTTAATAATGCAGAAGCATACTGTCCAGCAGCTTCATCGCCAATTAATTCTCTTAAAATAGATTTAAGTGGTGCGTGACCTCTTCTATGGTCATTAGGGTCAATACCTTGTCTTATGTGAATAATATCTTCATTTTTAATTTCCATAGGTTCGCCAGAATTAGAGCCATGAGCAAAATATTCATAATGTGTAATTAATTTATTTTCATTACCTCTAACATGAACAAGTTCTGGCATCAAAGGAACTAAACCAACTACTTTACCTCTCTTATTTCTATTTTTGTAAATAAAGGCATCACCATGAGCACTTACTGAAATAACTATGTAATGAGAGAGAAGACTTGCAGACATAAATTCATTAGGTCTTCTATATAATTCAGCAACAGGATGTGTATAATCTACTTCTCTGTCACCAAACTTTTGGTCTCTTTTAACAACTTGTAACATTGGTTCTGCAAAAGAAGTTGCAAGAACATTTAGACAGGCGACAACTGCGGAGTTAGCTGTACCATCGCCTATCTCTTTTAAATCTGATGTTTCCCAAAAACCTGCACTTGAATTGTATCCAAAAATTGAACTATCTCTACCTCTTGAAGCACTTTGATTATAACCAGCCATTTTTCTAAGTGATGCTTCACTTGGTCTGTTCAAGTAATCTATTGTTTTTTGTAAAAAATTCTTATTCTCTGCCATTTAATATGCTACCCAGCTTCTCCTCTGAACCAAACTCTGTGCACCTAATACTAGGGCGTCAACAATATCATCATGTCGACCAACAGGAAAGGTCATAAGTTCTCTCTCTAGCTCTTCTAACCACGTTGCGTTACGACGAAGCAACACATCGCCTGACTCCATCCTAGCTGATAAAGGCAATGCTTGTGTTATTTTATCTTTAGAAGTGTCCATTTCTCTAACTCTCATTCCTGTTCTTTGAGCTAGTTGGGTAAAGTTCTTAGTAAAATTTTGTTTTTCTAAACATACATAAGCCCATTTGTATTTATTATACAATTGTTCAATTGTTGGAACAATATCTGGACCCTCTATCTTAACTCTTACCATGTCTTCAATAAATATTTTCATATCTGGTGAAATAGCACATGATAAGATAACTGTGTAATCTGATTCTGTTTTTGTAGTAACAGCTAAATCAGCAGTTCCAAAATGTAACATTTCTTGTGGATTCCATTGAGAGCCACCTCCAATATACATTCTGTCTTTAATATCAAAATATGAAATCCATTCTGGCTTAAACATACCTTGACCTGCATCTACAAACTCAGCTAAATATTCTTGTGCAAAAACTACAGAACCAACTTCAGTTTTAGCAGAATCAATTTCGTCATCATCAATCATAGGATTATCATATGTAGAAAATCTAAATCTTTCCCAGTTAGGTGCTTTCTCAGCCGTTATCCATAAATCATAAAACCAATTATCCATTCCCATAGGAGTAGATATAAATAAAGCAGAACCTTTTCTTTCAGTAAGTGTAGGTCTTAATACTTCTTGCCAAACATCTGGTTTAATAAATGCAGCCTCATCCATCACTAAGAAGTCCAAACCTTCACCTCTTAACCTTTGAGGATTATCAGCAGACTTACATGATATAGAACCACCATTAGGAAAAATTACTTCCATATTTGCTAATGAAACCTTTGGTCTAATTTCCTCTGGAAAAGAATAAGCTGCGTTTTCTAATGCTCTCCAACCAACTCTAGCAATTGCAAATGTAGGAGCTACCCACCAAGCTCTACCTCCAGACAAAGCTTTTTCCATACACATATGAATACCTAATCTAGTTTTTCCGAAACGTCGACCAGCACAAAGTATTTTCCACCTTGATTCAGAACGAGCTACATCTTTTTGATTGTCATGAAGTCCAGGAAGCTCTGGTATGTATACAGGCATTATGGTTTATGTTTATATTTTAAATCTAAATATTCTTTTAATAGGCTTCTGTATGCTCTTTTACTTCCTTTAGTATTTCTTCCATCATAAATATCATGATGATACTTACAAAGTATACAAACATTATCTAAATCATATTTTTTATCTGCACTTCTACCGCCCATACCTATATCAAGTATGTGTGCTAATTCAAGCCATCTGCTTTCGTTACAATCAACCCACTCACATTGATATCTAGCTCTTTGTAAAGCTATACCTCTTATTTTTGATAAACCACCTTCTGGAACTAATGCATTTTTCTTTTTACCAACACCACCTCGCATACCTTTACCTTTAGTACGCTGTTTAAATTCTTTATGGGTTTCTTTATCTGGGTCCCAAAATTCATAATTGTCTACCATCTAAATTTCCTTTTCTTAGCTTCTTGATACTTTTTAAAAGAAGTCTCTGTTAAATCACTTGGGTCTTTCTCCCATTCTACATCAATTGGTGTTTCAAAGGTGACATTCCTTGAAATTTGTCTTTTGCAAATTGCATCACATGATGGGCATTTAATTTTTGGGTCTTCTGTTATTCTATGTGTAATCTCAAATGATTTTTCACAATCAGAGCTTAAACACTTGTAATCATACCTTGGCATATAAACAGACTAATCAAGTAGGGTCGTACATACTGTATTTAAGTGTGATTTCTTCGTCAGCTTCTAAATCTCTTAAAGGTATTAAATATCTCCTATTACCTACATACATTAATTTTGCATTAGGTTCTTCACTATGGTTAACAAATCCACCAAGCGGTGTTCTTATTAGTTCTTTTGTTTGAGGGTCAACAACATGACTAACACCAAGGTTTAAATCTGATTTAACTTTTTCAGTTGCAAACAAACCTAAGCCCTCAATAGTAGATTCTTTAATTGTTAAATAATCTGGTAATGGTCTATAACTCATAAATGTAATACTAACATATTTAGATTTTAGATACAGCTCTTCTTACGAAGAGCCGATGATGGGAGGAGGTCGGTGTGGATGCCGACAATTCTACTTTAGCTCTTAACGGAAAATCCTGTGGTATTTGACAAGGCAGGGTAACTAGATAAAACCACAAAAGATATTCTTCGTATAGTATCATCTACGTTCATACCAGCAGGTATGTGAAAAGTATCTACTACTTGTTTCAGATGTATCATCTCAACTAAAAGTTTTTCTGAATTGTCTTTAATAGGTTTTGTTTTAAATCTCAAACCACCAAGAATGTAATCCATTTTAATAATAAGTATCCTTATCTTGTTCTGTTTTTGCTAATTCCTTTAATAGTATATACAAATCTTTAATAAATAATCCCAAAAGAAACCCAATTATATAATCCATAGTTTTAAAAGAATAACATAGATACCTCTTTTAATATGGATTTGATTAAGGCGTACTACCTTAATAAATTTCCTAAAGTATCCTCGTCATCATTGTCTGTAATAGGTTTCATTTTACGCTCTTTACGTATAGCCCTGCGTTCTCTTTCAGATTTTCCACCCCAAATTCCAAATCTTTCGCCTCGTTCAAGAGCTTGCTCTAAACAAGGTTCTATTACTGGACACTCGTTACAGATTTCCTTGGCTTTCTTTGTAGAACTTCCTCGTTCTGGAAACCATTCATCTGCGTCGAGTTCAGGATAGACAACTGTATTGCAGGCAGCGTCTGAGTACCACTCAGGAATACCTAATACTTCTGCTAATAAGCTAACCATGTAGATAACTCTAAACAAATCTATTAACCATTAAAAGATTTATTAAGAAAACTAAATGCAGATTGATATGATGTTCAACTAGAGAAGGTAGGAAGTTAGGAACTTAGGAAGTTATGAAGAGGGGGGATTAGTAGAACACTTGTTCGTATATATCAGATGACAGAGAAACAAGAGAAATTTGTAGAGGGTACTAAGCCTAGTCCCCGTAGGAAATCTCGAACTTAATAGGTTCCCCACCTTCGCCACCTATCTCTACAGATGACCTCTTACCCCATTTTTTAGGAAAACTTCTCTCTAACCACCAAGCACTTGCTTGCCATATACCATTATCAGAAGCCCTACGAATATTACGTATATGAGCACCTTCAGCTTCGGCTCTTGCTTTTTTTACTGCCTCCGAAAACTCCGAATAGAGATTAACTATCTCACCTTCTACTGCATCACCCTGGTGAACCAACTCAACATCATCCTCAGTCTTTGGTGGGTTTAATATCTTATTGTCTGCCTTTTCAATGTCCTTATCGCCTCTCTTCATCCATTCATAGTAGGTTGAGGGCGAAATACCAACCATAGTGGCAGCATCTTCCTGATAATAACCCATTTTAAGCCAATTAGTTATATCTTCTATCAATTGTGTAGTTAATTTAGTAGGTCTAGCCATCTTGAAAACCATTATATCAGGTTTAAACCAAGGATATAGCCTTATAAAGCCTAAAGATAGGGGAGTGTATAGATGGTCAGACTAGAAAACAAGAGATTTTTGTACGGGGTGCTTAGCGTTATTGTTGACTTACAATAGCGATTTCTAAGGTACCCCTCCTTAAAAGTCCCTTAAACAAGTATGAGCGTGAGCGAAGCGAACGCTACACAATCTATAAGATATAGACCGCTGAATATAAGTAGGTGGTCGGAAAGGAGCTCAATGGCTCGGTTAGATTGGGAAACCATGACCGATGAGGAAGTTGAGGAACATATGACATGTTGCAATCAAGACCTCATAAACGGTGGCGATGGTCACGCCAATAGTTGTAACGCTTAGTTACAGTATCTATCCTACTGCTCATCAAGTTTGACTTGGTGGGCAGAGGGATATGTATCAAATGAATGCATGTCGAACCTATGGGCTGACTAAACCGTAGGGGAAGAGACTTCCGCATTATTACTGAATATAAGTAAGTAGTGGTGTGTCTTAGAAAGGAGAAGTCAACCGATGGATGTAATTTCCATTATTTTCTTCTCAGCAGTATTTTCTGTTGGGTTGAATCTTATACTAGGAGTCGTGCTCTGGAGCGAAAGCAAGAGAGCCGACGAATGGTGCCTTAAATACTACGAGCTACGTCGAGATTTCGACAAAGCTCGAGGCACCTCATTCTACAATTAGTAGTTTGTAATTAAGTATTAACTAATTGGTTATTGATATATATTGGAAATGTCTTGTCAGCTATAAAGATATATATTAATAACTGCCCAGTGCGGGACTGGTATATAACCCGCATATATTTAACACAGCATTTCAAGTTTGACTTGATGGTGCTGTGATGAATGTATTGTATCAGATGTCTGGCTAAGTGGTCAGACTATAACAACGCCATGATAAGCGTTGGGAAAGGAGTTCACATTGTGTATTCCAAATGATGCTGCTAGCGGAGGTTTCGACTTCTGTGGCAAGTCACGTGGTTGTGAAACCATGGATGACATGTTTACTGCGGCAGCAGAAGGCAACTACTAAGAGGTCAAACTCTATTAGTTGTAAACCCATGACGGTCTTTAGTCAAGTTCGACTCTTGACATGGGTACAGCGTCCATCCACCGTGCACGGTGATGATGGAGCAGGCACTCAGAGGAAACTTCTGAGGAGGATGACAACCTAAAACGCTGCAGCAATGTAGTGACAAATTAGTCAAACCCATGACGGTCTTTAGTCAAGTTCGACTCTTGACATGGGTACAGAGGAGGCTAGCA